AACACACCAAAGAAGTACAAGGGATTCTCACAGCTTCCTGAAGATGTGCAGATGAAAATGGACCCTAAAGCAGCCATGAAGTACATGGAAGGTGGCGCGGTTAAAAAATACATGGGCGGCGGCAAGGTTCGCGGCTACAAAGATGGCGGTGGTGTTTGTCGTGGCGGTGGTGCAGCCATTTCTGGCACCAAGTTTTCTGGAGTAAAATGATGGCAAAAATCGTTATCAACATTGACATGGATGAGCTTAGGTCTGGTATCAACCAAGTTGTTGATGACGATATGTATGAGGCGGAAGAGGAGTTTGTTTGTCCTCTTTCGACTCAGGATGCAGATTTAAACGACAAAAACCGTGAATATGCCATACAGGAATATGGATACGGTCCATCTAAAGGGGGCCGCACCAAGGAAATGTGTGGAACGTGTGGATACTACAACATTCGTTCCAAGATGCTTGATTGCATTGAGAATGGCATTGGAATGAATGAGGGCGATGAGGTTGGTTATTGCACTAATCTGAATTTCATCTGCATGGCTGAGAATGTTTGCAATGCTTGGGAAGAGGGCGGTCCTATGACTGACTTTGATGACATTGACGAACTTGAGCCACTTGAAGGCAACGAGAAGGACATTTTCTAATGGCTATAGAGCGCGGTCTAGGTGCGGGTGGATTGCCCGAAGAACCAATGGTTCCACAGGGGCCAACATTTGAGAATGTGATTGATTTGGCTGCACAGCCCGGGGTTACTGAGTTTGATGACGGTAGCGCCGTTGTGGGTGAGTATGAGGAGCCTATGGAGGCTCCTGTTAGCGTTCCGTTTGATGGGAACTTGGCTGAAGTTATTGATGAAGCCGAGTTGGGTTTAATTTCATCTGATTTGGTTGGTTCGATTGAGGATGACTTGTCCTCTCGTGAAGATTGGGAAGATACATATAAAACTGGCCTTGAGTTTTTGGGGATGAAGACTGAAGAGCGGACAGAGCCGTTTGAAGGGTCTTCTGGCGTTATTCATCCATTATTGGCTGAGTCTGTCACACAGTTTCAAGCGCAAGCGTATCGTGAGTTATTGCCTGCAACTGGACCTGTTCGTACATCTGTTATTGGTGCGCAAAATGAAATGCTTGTAAAGCAGTCTGAGCGCGTCAAAGACTACATGAACTACATGATTACCTACAAGATGGAAGAGTACGATCCAGAGTTGGATCAGATGCTGTTTTATCTTCCTGTCATTGGTTCTACGTTTAAGAAGGTTTACTTTGATCCGCTAAAGCAACGTGCTGTTAGCAAGTTTATACACGCTGAAGACTTGATTGTGCCATATGGTGCAACTGATTTGGTGTCTTCTCCGCGCATTACGCATCGAATTTCAATGGATTCCAATGAAATCCGCAAGATGCAGCTTGTTGGTTTTTATCGTGATATTGATTTGCCAACTTCTTCTGAGGGCAGTTCATACGAAGCTGATGAGGTTGAAGAATCAATTGATGATATTCAAGGCGTTCATCCTAGCGGACCATCTGAAGAGTTAACGCTTTATGAAGTTCATACGAGCCTTGATATTCAGGGCTTTGAGGATATGGGGGTCGATGGTCAGCCGACTGGCTTGAAGTTGCCTTATATTGTGACGATTATTGCGGATTCAGGCGATGTTTTGTCTATTCGCCGTAATTACACTGAGGCTGATCCGATTAAGAGTGCGAAACAATATTTCGTACATTATAAATTTCTGCCCGGTCTGGGGTTCTATGGCCTTGGCTTGACGCATATGATTGGTGGTTTGGCGCAAGCCTCTACGTCTATTCTGCGTCAGCTAATTGATGCAGGTACGCTCTCCAACTTGCCTGCGGGTTTTAAAGCCCGTGGCGCTCGTATTCGTGATGAAGATGCTCCTCTACAACCGGGTGAGTTCCGCGATGTCGATGTGGTTGGAGGCACCCTGCAAGGCTCTCTGATGCCCCTCCCCTTCAAAGAGCCTTCAGGGACGCTTTATAACCTTTTAGGCACTCTCGTAGACGCAGGACGCCGCTTTGCGTCTATGGCTGACTTGAAGGTTGGTGAGATGGGCGGTGAAACGCCCGTTGGCACAACGATGGCGATTATGGAGCGCGGGACAAAGGTTATGTCCGCGATTCACAAGCGTCTTCATTACTCACAAAAGATTGAGTTCAAACTTCTGGCTCAGATTTTTGCAGAAACGGTGCAGGCATATCCATATCAAGCAGATATGCAGATGGGTCCTGAGATTTTTGTGCAGGATTTTGGACCTCAAATTGATGTTTTGCCAGTTTCTGATCCAAACATCTTTTCGATGTCGCAGCGAATTGCTTTGGCGCAAACTGAGCTACAGTTAGTTCAGTCTAATCCACAGATACATGGTGGCCCACAGGGGCTGTATGCTGCTTATCGTAAGATGTATGAGGCGCTAGGCGTAACAAACATTGATGCGATATTGCCGCCTCCTCCACAGCCTCAGCCAATGAATCCATCAAAGGAGAACCAAAACGCTCTCATGGGCGCTCCTTTGCAGGCGTTTCCTGATCAAGATCATGAGGCGCACATTGAAACACACATGGCGATTATGTCCACACCTGCGATGCAGTTGAATCCACAGGCTCTTGTTACGCTCCAAGGGCATATTCAAGAGCATATTGGAATGCTTGCAGAAAATCAGGCACAACAGGAAGTTATGTCTCAGATTCCACCAGAGCAAATGCAGATGATGCAACAACAAGCTCAAATGCAGCCTCCACAAATGGGACCTCAAGGGCCTATGCCACAAGATCCAATGCAAATGATGATGATGCAATTCAAGCCTCAAATAGATGCACGAGCCGCACAAATAGCGGCGGATATGACAGAGCAACTTGTGCAGGCTATGTCTCCAGAGGGCCAAACGGAAGATCCGCTAGTGGCAATCAGACAGCAAGAATTGCAACTGAAGGCCGCAGATATGCAGCGTAAGCAAGGTGAATTTGAAGCACGTCAGGAGATGGAGCGCGAGAAAGAGCGCAATGATGTGTTAATCGCGCAGCAACGTATTGATGCTCAAGAAAAGGCTATAGATGAGCGTTCCCGCGTTGCTGAAGAACGCATTCAGACCCAGAGAGATATTGCTGCGGTGAATGCACAAATGAAAGGACGGTAAAATGAGTTCATCTGTTAGGGAGAAAATTGTAGAGCAAATTCGTTCTGCAAAACGTGCAGCAAAGGAGGTTGGTAATGCCGTTGAAAAAGGGATCAAGTCGGCAAGTGATAAGCTCGAACATATCGAAGCTAAAGTCGGAGGGGCGTCCGCAGAAGCAAGCAGTGGCGATAGCCCTAAGCCAAGCCAAAAAGTCGCGCCCAAAAAAGCAGTCAAAAAAGCCCCAGCCAAAAAGAAAACCAGTAAAAAAAGCTAACGGTGGGGTGATTAGCAGGTTTAGCAGAATTGCTAGACCCCAGAGATTCCAAGGTATTTTCTGATTTTATGGTAATTATACTTGTGCTTTCCAAATAATCGCATACTATATGCGGTATGGACGCACTAAATCTTGCAGAATATCTCTTGAAAAACATACGTGAGCGCGATGTGCGTCTAAAAGACAAGCTCGCGGATGGCTCGATACAGGCTTTTGAAGAGTATCGGTACATCGTAGGCGAAATACGCGGAATGTCCTACGTTGAACAAGAAATCAAAACCGCGATGAAAGGCATAGAGTACGCAGATGACTAATAAGTTATTTGTGCCAGATAACGTTGCAAAGGCAGCGCGAAAGGCAATAAAAGAAAACGCAGAAATGCCAAAACCTATAGAAAATGCTTTTGGTAAAGGTGCGGCAAACAAAAACGAAGATGATCCATCTCAAATGGAAACATCTGCACTAGAGAGATTGCCACAGCCAACAGGCTATCGTGTTCTCATCATTCCCTATTACCCAAGTGCGCAAACAAAAGGCGGTTTGTACGTTCCAGATCAGGTTCGTGACCGTGAAGCCTTTGCGACTGTAGCCGCTTATGTGGTTAAGTTGGGTCCAGACGCATATAAAGATTCCCAAAAATTCCCAAATGGTCCTTGGTGTAATGAAAAGGATTGGGTTCTTATAGGAAGATATGCTGGAAATAGGTTCAAAGTGGAAGGTCTTGAGGTTCGTATTATAAATGACGATAATATTATCGCAACAATTCTTGACCCAAAAGACATTTCTTATGTATAAGGTAATGGAGAGCAAGGAAAATGGCTATGGCTGAAGACATTCGTGAAGACGAAGACATTGAGGAAGCTACATCTGTTGATTTTGATGACGACGATCAGGGCGTTGAAATTGAAATGTCTTCGGACGAAGAAGAAGAAACCCGAACAAATGTTCGTAAAGATTCTTCAGGAGACGAAGAGCTAGATAGCTACAGTGAATCTGTTCAGCGTCGAATCAATCAATTAACGGCAAAACGTAAGCAGGCAGCAGAGGAAGCTCAAGCTGCTGTTCAGTACGCCCAGCAAGTGCAAGCTGAAAACCAGCAAATGCGGCAGCGTTTGCAACAACTAAATGGTGCATATAACAGTGAAGCGGAAAGCCGTCTAAACGCTCAAGAATATCAAGCCACTCGTGCTTTGCAGGAAGCAAATGAAGCTGGCGATTATGAAAAAGTCGCAAAGGCACAGCAGGCACTAGCTAAAATTGCTATGGCAAAAGAAAAAGTTAGTGAGCAAAAAGCAAGGATTGCGCGTCAAAATCAAGAGCAAGAAGCTCAAAAAGCGCAGCAAGTTCAAGCCCCGCAACAGCAATATGTTCAACCACCACAACAACAGCCACAGCGTGATCCTAAGCTGGAAAGGTGGATGGAGAAGAATCAATGGTTTGGGTCAGATAGAATTATGACCCGCGCTGCTCAAGCAATTCATGAGCAACTTGTGTTAGAGGAAGATTACGATCCTACAAGCGACGATTACTACAAAGAAATCGACTCTCGTATGCGTAGGGAAATGCCTCATAAGTTTAAGGATAAACGGTCCAACGCCCAGACCGTTGCTCCTGCG